CTCCATCTGCAGAAAGCATTTCTGTAATAAATTCTGCTTCTGCTTCTGTTAATCCGCCCTCTGATAAAGATTCAGATACTTCAGCAGCAATCTCTGCAGACACTTCTCCACCTTCAGCAATTGCTTCCAGTACGGCAGAAATCTCAGATGCATCTAAACTACTATCGCTAATTAAATCAGTAACAACGTCTTGAATATCTTCTACAGAAAGATTTGCACTACTTTCTGATATTTCTTCAATAGATACTTCGCTTTCTTCAAATACAGCCTCTACTTCTTCTGCAGGAGTATCAACAGGATCTGTATCTACTGGATCCGTATCCACAGGATCTGTATCTACTGGCTCTGTATCTACTGGCTCTGTATCTACTGGAGTTGTATCTACTAGTTCTGTATCTACGGGGTTTGTGTCAACTGGTTCTGTATCTACAGGGTTTGTGTCAACAGGAGTTGTATCTATTGGAGTTGTATCTATTGGGGAACTATTGCCACCAGTAGTTAAATTAGAGCCTTGTGGTGCGGGTACAGAAATAACAGTCTCAGTATATTGACTTACAGGTCCAGACCAGTTAGCAACTCTAACAGTATAAGTAGCGCCTTCTGTTAAACCACTTAACTGAATAGATGCAGGAGCACCATCTGTATTATATGTTCCACCAGCATATGGATTTTCTGCATTAGGATCTTCTGTTACTACTTGATAAAACCAAGTGTTTGCTGTGTATCCTGTTGGTAACTCAGGTGTAATTGTTACAGTAGTGCCAGCAATAATTGGTTCCGCAAGTACTGGAGCGGGAGTAGGAATGTTATTATTGATGGCAGATGTTAATTGACCTGCTTTAGTGTTTAATGTTGATTGCAAAGAAGTCTTTGTTGATACCGCTGAGTTTACGGTATTGGTTAAAGATGTTGTGTTGATTGTATTTATATTAGAAGTGTTTGTTGTATTTTGTGCAACAACTGGAGAAAGGCTTTGATTTAGTTGAGTAATTGTTGCGTTTGCTGCATCTACTGCTGCCTGAACTGTTGAAGTGTTTGGATCTACATATGGAGTGAACAATTGACCTTGATTTATTTGTCCAGCAAATCCAGATCCAGAATTTGTATCTGTAATATTAAAAACTTGGCCATTTGTAGTTTCTCTATAATTAAATCTTGCTTGGTTTGGTATTGGTCCAACTGCAGTTACATTTGCCATCCATGCACCATCTGTTGGATTTACATCTGCATTAAATCTAATTTGAACCATTTGTGTTGAAGCATCTTGTTGTGGAAATGGTCTAACATCCCATGCAATATCTAAACTTGTTCCAGTAGTTGCATATGTAATCCCAGTTCCACTACTCCATGTTGTCCAATCCCATCCAGCAATAGAAATTGATGGAGCATTTGGAGTAGAATAATAATTTTGTCCTTCATTTACACCAAAGGTAATTGTTGCATTTGATCCTACATAAACATTATTATATAAAGTCTGTCCCATTAATAGATTGAAGGGTAAGTTCATTCTAACTCCAGCATCATCAACGCCAGCCAAAACATTTGTGCTGGTTCCAATTGTTGCCTGTAATGCATTTACAGCATTTTGAGCATTGTCAATTGCTATGTTTGCTTGGGTTAGTTCGGTTTGAGCAGTTGACTGTGATGACACTGCTTCTGACTTTGCAACTACAACTTCAGATATTGCTGTTTGAGCCTCTGTTATTTGTGTGGCTATATTATTTATAGCGGTAGTTGCAGTAGTTACCGTAGTCTTTGCATCTTGGACTACCTGAGAACTTTGATCTATTGGGGTAACAGATAAATCAACATTACTAATAGTATTAATAACGGTTTGAACATTATTTATTTCTGTATTAGCCAAAGATATTTTTGATGTTATTTCTGCCGTGACAGATTGGGCTTGGGAATATTCGGTTTGTGCTTGTGTTACCTCTACTAAGGCGTTGTTTGTGGCTGTAATTGCTTGCTGGACCTCTGTTGTAGCAGTAGAAATGGCAGAGTTAACTGCTTGTTGAGCAGGACTTACAACAACTTGTTCTTGATTTTCTGTAGCGCCAGCATGGTCTGGTGCCATTATTCCAAAAATTGTTACGCATAAACCTACCCCAAAGGCTATTAATAGTCTTCGTTTTAGTTTACTCAATTAAGGGGCATCTCCAATGTATAACTATATTAGTAATTATACCATTTTTAATCATAAAAAAAGAGGGTAGAAATTAATCTACCCTCTAATTTTATTAAGAAATTACTTCCTTGAAAGGATTAATTTCTGTAGTGCTGCAATTTGCTTGTTGATTGTTGCAATAAGTGCAACGATTGACTTCAAGATTTCAGCATTGGAAACCTCTGCTGTGCTTGGAGCAACCTTATAAGAAACTACCTTAGCAGAATCTGTTGCTACGTATGCAGGTAGATCAACTACTGCATTGTATGCTCCAGTGTTATTACCAACGGTAAACTGATAAGTCTTTGATCCGTTTGTAAATGTATCTGTTGAAGTTGCTGTTCCAACTAGTGTTAATCCACCAGCAGAAATTGCTACTCCTGTTCCAAGTGTTGCTGCATCATGTACCTTAGCACCTGAAATATCAGTTGCAGATACAGTTAATTTTGCAATTTCGCCTGGAAGGTATGAATCTTTGTCAAACTTTGCTGTGTACTTGTTTACTGCTTGACCACAACGTGCATCAAACTCGTTTGAGTAGATGACTGAAAGATCTGCAAGAGTATGCTTAATGCGTACCTTTGTTGATCCTGATGTAGCAGCACATGTCCATCCACCAGTTTGTACTACTGTAGCAGATGATGCTCCAGCAACAGAAACGGCAGTTACCTGTGCGTCATATTTTGCAGTATCAGCAGTTGGAGTAATTGATGCTAGTTGATTACCAGCAGCATCCTTGACTACAAAGTCATAGGTTCCTGTACGTGCTCCGCCAGCCTGTGCAATATCTTCACCAGAAACTACAATAGATGCAGCCTCTCCAGTAAATGTAATTGACTTTGTTGCAAAAGGTGATCCATTAAGTGTAACTGTAATAGTTGAACTTACTGGCTTGTTTGCATTAGCAGTTCCCTGCTTTACATAAAGAACTCCACCTGTACCAGTCTTGGCAGCAAATGAAACCTCTGTTGTTGGTGCTGCGTCCCACGCCACAATTGCTCCACCAGTTGCGCTAGCCTGCAATACACCACTTGTTGCAAGTGTTGCATCATAAGCATCTTTTGCTAGAACATTTACGTAACCTGTTCCTGCATTTACAACTGTGTTTGAGCCAGTAACATCTACGCTAGAAGCGAGAGTTCCCTGTGTTGATGTGTCTTGGACACGAGCAAAAGAATTTGCTAATGAAAAAATATTTGTCTTAGCAGTTGTTCCAGCATAGATAGTTTTAATATCAATAGTAGAAACTGTTGCGCCAACCTTTTTCTTTTGTGTTACCGTTACAGTGCCTGCACCATTAACAGTTAACTTAACATTTGTTGGCAATGTAACCGCTGTTGAGGTTGTAGCCGTAAATGTAAATAATTTACCTAGATTGGTAAGTGTTACCCCTGTAGGGTTTGATCCTGCTGCTGTGTAATCAGTAAATGTTGCAGGACCAGAAATTTCTAGAGAGACGTTATCGTCTGCTGTAGAAGCCAAGGTATCTGAAGTTGTTAATACAATTACTGCATTAACTCCAGCCTCTGCTTTTGTTGTGTCTGCTAATACTGTTACACCACGAGCACCGCTAGCCAAGGTGTCGGATAATACATATCCAGCACTTACTGCTGCTTGCGCCTGTGGAATTGCAACAAAAAATGTGCTTGTCACGGCTGCAGCCATAACTAAAGCGATTTTTTTAAATGAATTCATTATTCTCCTCGTTAGTTTTATATTATATTTAATTTGTCAAGAAAATCTCTAACATCATTAGGCATTTCCCTGTTGTCTAATTCTACCATAGCCTTCTGCTTCTCTGCAAGTCGTGTAGAGGTAGACCAAGTATGAATCTCAATCTCATGGTTAGAATCTTTAGGCGTATGTGATATTGCTCCAAAAACAGCGCCACACACAGCATCTGCTAGGTCCTTAGATTTTTTACGTGGATGGTCAACTCTAGTATTTTTCATAATTTTAAGTTCTGACATTTCTTCCAGTAACAAAGGAATTCTTGGTATTGCAACTCTCTCTTCATATATCATCATTGCTAAATCTTCATAGTGTTTCTTGGCAACAGAAACGGTATCTGTCTTTATGCCTACCGCTTTTAGTTCCTGCTGAATATCAAATGATTGCCAGCGGTCAAATGAAACAACTCCAATATTAAATCCTTGTCTGCGTAAATTAATGATCCACTGTTTTACTTCTGATAAGTTAACTGGACCTTCTGCTTTTGGTTCCCACCAAGCAACTGCATCAACAATAACCATTGGCGCTACTTGTTGATAATCTTTAATAACCTGAATATTTACCCACTTATCTACGTGAGCAATTGCTACAGCACACTTGTCATGTTTCTGTGCAAGGTCAGCATGAATATAGTATATTTTTTCTGGATCAGGTTTAAATGATTCATCAAACCTTCTAAAATTATCAACTGGGTTTCTTAATGTCATACATTTTTCTAACTTATCTTTTTGTTTAAAAAATGCATCTGATGCAAATGTTGGTGTGCATGCAAAGCGCATCATTGCATCGCCAAGGTCCGTGTAAAATGCTAATTTAAAGTCATCTATTTTTCTAGTAGGGTTTACATCCCATGTTGTTTTTTTAAGTGCTAAAACTTTTGGAACTTTATAAGAAAGAATTGTATCTTCTTCCCATGAAATTTCAAATTGATTGCTTGGATCATCATGTGGCAAATCTTCATTCATAATAAAAAGGTGTTTCTTTTCAATAGTTTCTTTTTCTGCAATAACATCTTCATATCTTTTAGAAATAAAGTCACCTTGATAGCGGGGAAATGAAAGTAATACCACTTTACCTAAATCTGGAAAGCGTGAGTCTACAGATCCACGAAATGCTTTATAAATATTTTCTGCAGTCTTGCCTTGCTCATTACCAGTTCCAACTTCAGATGCAAAACCAGAAATCTCATCAAGGACTGCAAGTAATAAATTTAAACCTTCATGTGATTCTCTTTCTGAGTGTCCAGAGTAAACAGTAATTGATTTATCAAACTCAACACTATCAGCCTTTGCATTATACTTTCCTGCAAACCATGGTGATTTTTCTATCTTAGTTTTAAATCCTTTAAAGAATACATTCTTTGCTTGTTGTGCGTTAATGGCTACGTTTATGATATCAATTGCATCCCCGCTTGGTTTTCCATAATATTTAGCAGGATCTTTAAGACATAATAGTTTATATACTATATATGCACACGCTACTGTTGATACAAAGTCTTTTCCAGATCCCTTGCCAAGTTGCAAAATAATTTCATTTTTAGTATATTTATCAAAATACTGAGCGCCAAGAACAGATCCAAATATTTCTTGTAATTCTTCTTTACGATAAATCTGACTCATTGCTTCTACAATTTCATATTGAATTAAAGATAACGGTGGCTGGCCAAGATAATCAGCAGACTCAACAAATGTTTTCGCGTCTACTGGAATTTCATCAAATTGATTTTCTTTTAAAACTTCTAAAAAATCATTGAACATCTTGGACAATTGTGATTACCTCTCCCTCTTTGGCAATCTGAGAAAGACGTCTCATGATTAAATCACGAACTTCTGGATGAGTTGAGGCAATGTCTCTTAAGATTTCAACAAGAACTTCTTGTCGTCTTTCAATTTCAACCATTTCTTCTGCAAGTTCTTTGTTTTCTAGAAGTCCTGCTTTTTGTAACATTTCAATTCTAGATTTTTCAATATCCATTACTAACTTGATTGCTTGAGTTTTTGCACTAAGATTATTAGTCATGCTTGATTCATCAATTACTTCGTATGCCTTTGTAATAAGTTTTGTATAGTGCGTATCAGCACCAGCAAGAGCCTCTTTAGCACGAGCACGAATCGCATCGTTGGCAGAAGCCATAACCTTCCACTCGTTAATTAATGAAACAACACGAGTACGTGGAATGTCTAATTCTTTAGAAATTTTTGTTGGATCTTGACCTTTAAGATATTCTGTAACTACCTTATTAACTTCATCAAGATGCTCAATTAATTCTGTTTCAGTTGACATTTTTTTCCTTTGCTATTTTTAATAAAACTAAATATCCTATTAAGTCATCAATATCATTGTCTCCAGGATAATCTGTGCCTTTCATGAGGCGACTTAGTTTGTCATCAATTCTAACTTTAAGTTGTTCTGCTGGATCTGACTTACTAAAAATTCTTACAGGATCAAGAGCAGAATCACCATAGGCTATATTTTTTTCAATAAGCATTTGTGCTATAGAGTGACATGTTTTCCAAATTGAATTTCCAGATGGCGCTCCGATTGAGTGAAGATAAAGATCATCACATTTAAAATTTTCAACGTCTTCATATACTGGTTTTAGTTTCATTTGTATTCCTCTGTTTGCCATGCAACATAATTTGGTCCAAAAACTTTTTCTTTTTTGCCTGCTCTATAATGATTAATTGACTCCCTGTGTATTTTTTTTGCATCTTTCCCTGAGTATATAATAAAATTATCTACATCTTGAAACATTATGGTATTAAAAATTGAATTTGAAAATGTTATATATCCTGTTTGATATATTGAATAATCTATAATATTGTCATATGTTGTATTTTTTATTTTATTTGTATAGTATATGTCTTTAATTTCTTTTAATATGTTTTCTAAAAATATATTTTTTTTAGAAGATGCAAAAATCATTTGAGTGAGTCCAGGATTGCTTGGTTCTTTAGATACTGCAAAGTTTAAATCTAAATCAATCCAAGAGTCTATGGGTTTTTTGCAAAATATATCAAGGTCTGCATAAAATCCACCATTAAGGTATAAGCACATATATCTCCAAAGTGTTGATCTTAAAACATTTACAGTATATGAATTGTAAATAGTAAACCATTCTTCGCCAAAATTATTCAAAACAAACTCTGCTCTTTCTTTTCCAGATACATATTTGTATTCCCAGTCTGGATTTTTTTCTTGCCAAGAACCAGCACACTCTAATGCCAACGGTGGTAGATCTTTATATTCTGACTCATATGTTTGCCAAATAATTTTAGGTATCATCGTTTTGATTTCCTGAATCCAAATTTTGCAAGGTATACATATATAGTTTCAACACTAGTCCCGCACTCCTTAGCAATGTCTTGTGGAGACTTCTTGTCCATAACAAACCTTTTACGGAGCCAAGCCTCGCTTGTATACAGTTTAGCAGCCATGTTATTATTTGTCAACTTCTGCTTCAGAAATATCATAGTCGTATGCGTTTGAGTCTTCTAAAACCCATTTATCATAACTTTCAACATCCCATTTATTTGTATTTATAAGTCTTTGTATTACTAGATCTTTCTTGGTTACAAATGATGGTTCTTTTAATCTGATACGGTTATTAGGCTGTACCGCAAAATTTCCATCATCTCTTTGAATAACATGGCCACATTTATGTTGCCCTGGACTTTCTGAATATCCATCATCTAGAATGTTGCTTTCTGGGTTATGCCAATCTAAAGTAAATAAATATTTTCCGCCAATATTATTTTTATTTCTGTCTATGTAAGACATTCTCATATTACTTAAGTTTTCAAATTTTGTAACTGCTATGTGTGGACTAAAAGAATTCCAAAGCACAAGGTTATAGATTGGTTCTTCAGGAACTCCTGGTTTTGTACAAAATGCGTTGATCGGCATTCTCCACCAGATGCCACCATCTTCCATTAAAAAATGAAATAAAGGGCTTCTACTTTTAATACTTGATACACCAAAGATTACACATGGAAAATATTTGTCATGGCTATCTTCTTGATCTCTTAAAAAATTACCACGGACATAGCACTCAATTGGTGGTATGTTAGCGTTTAACTCTGGCATTATTCCTCAACTCTCATTGCTTTATTCCAGTTATTAATAGCCCAATGGCCGATACCACAAGCATCAGCAACGTCATTATCGTCAAGACTTTTATCGTAGTTGATTTCAATTAGTCTAATTGTCCTTTCTTTTCTAATTTGTCTTTCATAAGATTTGTACCAAGAATCTGACTTTCCTGGATTTTTTGCTCTAATATCTATTTGTTCTTCTTTTGTTAATCTTTTATTTCCTAAATAATTTTGCCAAGTAATTGGTGCTACTGTTCCTATTTGTTTTGTTCCAGTTAATCCTGCTGCTCCTAATAGTGCTCCCTGAACAAGTGCAAGGTCAGCAGCAGTTTTTGGACTATTCATAAAAACCGTGTGCTCTATTACAATTGCTTCAAAACCACCAGAGTATTCAAAAAATGCTTTTGTTTTTGCACACGCATCCATTACCTTTTGATAGTTTGTATTTCCTTCAAATTTTATTTTTCCAACTGTGGTAAGTTTTTTATTGTTAAATAATGCAAAGGCAAGACTTGTAGTGCTTGCATCAATAGCGCAAATTGTTTTAGGTTCACCATTGCTGTTCATAATCAATAAACCCCTTTATTTGTTTTAACATTTTATCTACTTCTTTTTTATTTACATTGCAATTAGGACAAAACCCAGAATCATTATATATTGAAAGTTGTTCTCCACAACCACCAATACAAAGTCTTTTTTTTCCTATTCTTCTTTGTCTACGGGTTATTTGATACCTTTCGGCTATTTTAATTTTAGTGGATTCTTCTCTACAAGTATCTCCACAATAAATCTGATAACTTACTTTTGGTTTAAACTGGGTCTCGCATCTTTCACACAGTTTCACATTAACGGGTCCTCTTCATCCTTTAATAATATCAGAGGTTTGATCTTGATCGTTCCCGTACCTGCTTCAGAGCAGGCTTTTTGGATTGGACATACCTTGCAGATTTTTGAATTTGAGCGATAAGGTATTTGTGGCAACTCTTTATCTTGCCAATTTTTATAAACCATTCTCATCCACTCAAAGGCCTGCTCTACCCAATTGCGATAATGTTCGCTTACAACTACTGGCAAAGTAAGTAATTCGTGATTGTTTTTATTTTCATAAATCATTACACCCTTACGAATTTTCCAAACCTTCATATACATTAGTAACTGCATTAGATGACCCATTTTAGGTTTTCTGCTTATTTTTTTATACTCAAAGTCATCGTTTCTTATTGTCTTAATTTCACCAACAAGTCTTTCACCTTTATAGTCAATCATGACATCGCCATAACCATCAAAAGGTGGGTCATCAATCTTAACTCTAAACTCCATTGCTGGGTGAGTTTGTTGATTATACTTTCTTGGTATTGGATCAAACTCTAAATCTTCTGCAAGTAAGCCAGAAGCCTCTATTGCTTCTTGAATTCTTCCGTGTCCAAGACTTCCCTGTGTTCTATTTGCTACACCAATTGCGTCTGAGTTATCATAAAATATTTGACCATCAAATGCTAGATACCAATACCTTGGACATTCTCCTGAGCCATAGGTCAGGTTAGATGCAGAGAAGTTAGTTTTTTTAGTAAACTTTGGTTTTGTTTTAGTAAGATAACCAGCATTTATAGCAGTTGCCAAACCTTCAACAAGGTTTTCATCTTCTTCACTATTTCTTTTTTTCTTTTTGGTATTTTTAACCATAATCTGTTCTAATAAATTTTTAGCCATTTTTATCCTTTGTTTATATTAATTATAGCAGGTTAGCGCATTATGTATTTAAGCGCTGATACCAAATCGTTTATTGCTTGTGCTGCTGTAAAGTATATGTTTTTCTTTGCCCTGTCGGATTTGTCAACATTAGCCATCCAAGTGGCTTTAAAGGACATCTTTGCTGCAATGGCTTGTAGCCTTACAATTTCAAGACTGGCAGCCTGAAGGGGAATATCTGGCTTTATAATAATCTTTGCAATCATAGTTAAGGCAACGGTTAACTCTTCATCCTGCATATAGTCTGCAATCTCTGTCAAACCATTTACCATATCAAGTGTTGTTTTTTGTGGTCCTGTTTCAGACATTATATTCCTCCTCTGTTAATTGTTCTAGCATATTCATTTCAATTATAGCAAGTCTTACTTTCGTATTCCCTTCTCCAAGAATTACAACAATGGCTGGAGATTTATCTCTACCCGCTTGGATAGAGTCAGTAACAGCCTTAGCCCATACATCTTTATTTAATGTAAAAGATTTATTGGCTTCTTTAAAATCAACAACAAATCCTCTCCAAGTAGCGTCACCTTTTTGTGTGTTCCTGCCTGAATTCTTATGTTGTTTTGCACCTATTCTTTTTGATTCATTCTTTTCACTCATTTGTAAAATCTTTCTTTCTTTTCTTTGGAGGTATAAGTCCAACCTTTGAAATATGTTTTTGTGTACACATCCATGTTGCATCTCCAGTTTCTTTCCAATATCTTAAAGATGTAACAACTTCTTCACAAGTTTTACATGGCCACTTGCCAGGATATACCGTAAATTTTGACTCAAGCATTAATTATTTTTGCCTTAAGTTGTTCTTGTAAATTTAGATCTTCTTTAACACGATCTATAAAACCATCACGGCCTTGTACTTTTGTTCCATCATCTAACTGATACCATGCACCAGTTCTATTAACTAGCCCCATTGACTCTGCAGTATCAACTAAATCTCCTATTGCATCAATACCAATATTGTCACCTCTAAAATAAAAATCATACTCACCAGATTGGAACCCTGGAGAGGTTTTAGAGAACTGGAGTTCCCAACGAATTTTTCTACCAATTTTTTCTTCAATTAGTTTATCCCCAATCTTAATCTTTCCCTTAAGTGCTTGATTTTCTGACTCAGAAGAAAACAATTTAATTACGCAAGATGAATAAAACTTGGTAGCCTGCCCACCAGAAGGTTGCTGACTTGTGTACATTGCATTAATATTATTTCTTGATTGTGAAATAAGAACAAGCAATGTAGGTTTTACTTTGTTATTAGCGTAGTTAAGCATTTTCCATGCATTACTAAAGTCTCTAGACTCTGCACCAATTTGTTTTGTATTTTCAAGTGCTTTCATTTCATCTGAATCTTTTTCAAAATATATAGCAGGAAGCATTGAAGTAATTGAATCAACTACGATAAGATCAACTCCAGCGTTTATTAGTCCAACACCAACATCTACCATATCGCTAATGGTACGTGCTTGTGAGTAAATTAATTTTGTTGGATCTACCCCAAGTTGTTTTGCCCAATCTTCTGAGTAAGACATTTCAGAATCAATCCATGCACAAACCTTGCCTTCTTTTTGTGCTAAAGCAATC